GCATTCATAGATGCCATAGAAGTTCCTGTGTAGTATGTATGGAATACAATTCCAAGATCTGATGCTGCAACTTTCTTGCCCATTTCTGTTGCTGCCTCAACACAGTATGTGATTGTGTTAGGACGAAACTTATAGCACCTCTTTCCACCCATAGTTACTAGAGGGGGGGTTTCTGTATACAGAAGATCTCCCTGAAGAACTCCTTTGATGGGAAGTTTACTGAGAAGAGTATATGCTTTGATCAGTTTCGGCTTGATGGGGTGATCAGAATACCAGAGATTGACATCCTCAATGGAATAGCAGATCTTTGGTTCTCCCTTAGCGAACACAGACTTAGTTCCAACAAAGAACATCTCAGTTTCTGGATCTACTCCACAGAAGATTGCAGGAGCACCATCCCACTTTACTGTCACCTTTGTATTTCCAGCACCACCAACTCCAGTGGTAAGCATATCGCGAAGAGAAGTTAGAAAGTTGAGAGCATTAGTTGCGCCAGCATATCCATTATTAAAGATGTCGTCTTCCAAATGCTCTAGGTGAGTGTTCTTTGCCATTAGGGTTGTACTCCAACTTTGTCTCTGTAAGGATTGCCAATAGATGACTTTTCTCTCAAGTAGTAGTTATCTGTTGGCTTGAGGTTGTTCTTCAGATGATTCTCCATGTAGAACTGAGGGATTCCATTAGGTGCTGCAAACTTATAATAAACAACCTCGCGCATGACAAACTCTTCGATGACATCTCTGAATGTGATTAGTTTCTTCTCTGCGCTCAGTTTTCTGAGCATCATTTGACATATCAGGGACGCAATCCCCACGATCCCAGAAGAGTGCTTCGGTTCGCTCCAGTAGTCGATAGCATCATTATAATACTCCCCTGCCAGTTCCCACCATAGGGGGTGTGCCAGTTCTATGTCTGTCTCATCTGGTTCGCCGTCCTTCACCATCTTGTCAATACCCTGAACTACCTTAGCAGGAAGTTCTTTTCTTGTGTCAGGATTCTCCACACACAACTTAAGTGCAAGGAAAGATCCCTTCTTCACACTATTCTCAGCAAGAACTGTTAGTAACTTATATGGGAATGTTTTCTTGTATTCTTTTACCCACTTTGCATTGGGAGACTTATTCAGCAAGTCCAAGATGTCCTGAGGTTTGACAACGTTTGTTGTCTTACTTATCTTTTTAACAGAGAACTGATACTGTCTATCCTGATCGTCATACAACATGAAGTCAACCAGAGCATAGTTTCCCTCAACAGGAATGTATACACTAGCGTTGTTCTTATTCAGATCTGGAAATCCTAGTTTCTCAAGTTCATTAGATCCCCTCTCAAGCACACAAAGAGGAGCAGTGATCTCTGAAAAATCTTTCTCAATATCATTCATACAATCGATGTACTCCGACTGTGTGAGTTCATTGTATGCAGTAACCAGTTCTTTCTTCTCGGCTGGTCCATGATGCATACAGTAATCAGTAAGCTCAATTAGGTAGGTTTTAAGCACCATGGGCAGATCATTGCGTTTCATGATCGCCTCTTTTACCTTTTTATAATACGCAGAAAACCCCAACTTGACGCCAGCAATGCCGTCAAAGTCTTGGGGTTTCAGTGGACATGATTTTTTCTTTTTACCTGTAGCAGTTGCACCAGGTTTACCTAGCATAGGTGTAGAAATCCACCCATGCTTGTCTGTGTTGTAGACAACCTCAATCCTTGCAACGTAATCATTCCCCTTCAGAGGTTTCACATGAACGGGAGTGCCCTTTGCAATTGTTGCTACTTTGTTTTTGCTAGTTTCTCCATCGTAAACTGGAATGTCTTTCTTGGCATTAACCTCAAATCCAGAGTGGTAATGTCTTTTGTAGTCATTCCAAGCTTCTTTGATAGTCCTCGCCATCGAATTGCTGTGTGTTTTCCAAGTTATTTAGGTAATCCTTCTCACTCTGGTAAGGGTGAACTTTGCCAGTCTTGAGTTCCCATGCATAGATGAGGTCTGGGATTAACCACTGGTCCACTCGATAACAATACTTCCAGTTAGCAGGTTGCACACAGTTAAGTACAACCGTAAAGAAGAATGCTCTCAAGTGGATCCAGAAACTAAGCATTAGATATCGCCAGGTTTACGATTTTCAGAATCAGAAACATTAAACTGACCACCAGGATAACGTGCTGCTAGTTTCAGAGTGTTTGCATAGAGAACATCATCAAGACGAACATCAAGTGCAGCACATGCTTGAGCAACATACCACATCACATCACCAAGTTCACGAATCAGATGCTCTTTATTTGCATCATCCCAGGGCTTGCCTTGGAACTTGATCTTCTTCACAATCTCCATAAACTCACCACCCTCTGCAGAAATACCAGAGGCAGCAGTATCAAGACGTTGGATCTTGCATCCTTGTTCATTCAGTTCACGCAGACGATCAACGTATGCAATGAAGTCTTTACTGGGATCGGAACAAGTTGTATCACAGAAATGAAGATACTTGTCAAGATCAACTTGGAACTTCTCTTTGTTCTTTGCTTCTTCTTTCTGTTTATTATAACGTTCTGCAGTTTGCCATGCAGTAAATCCTTTTTGATTAATAAACTCCTCGGGAGTCTTTGGAGTATCTTCTGCTGCTGTTTGCGCGGCTTCCTTCATATCATCAGAAGTATCCTGCCCTCGGTTACTCATCTCCTCTGCTGCTTTAGAAGCATTGTCCGATTGAGAGTGGTCGTAGGGAACGTTACCAGGAATGTTGTTGGGTTTCTTGGAACTCATATCTTAAAGGAATCGAATTTACTACGGTTTGGTTTGATCTCTAGGATCTCGTCATCCAACTCATCGCCAGCATCAACGATGCCGTCTTGGGCAGACTGATCACAATCATACAACCTCATCTTTGCCCTGTCAATACCCAAGATGAATCTCTTGTGGATGGTTGGGTCATTGTATCTATTCTTCAGTTGCTTGACCATAATCTGACCCATATTCTCAAGATCTTCTGTACTAATAAGAGCAAACATAAAGTCTGCTGTAGCAGGTAGACCAAAAGATTCACTGGTATCAGTAAGTTCTACATCTGAAGAACCATAACCACTACGGGTTGTTTGTGTTGCTGTAACAATAGGGACATCACATTCTACAGCAAGACCCCGAAGTTCCTCTGCGATTGCTTTAACAAAGGTATAAGAGTTGACGATGCTGTTCTTGTATCTAGACGATGAACAAATGTTTAGATAGTCAATGAAGATAATGTCAGGAGCGAAACCCCTCTTCATAGAGAGTTCATTAAGGAGACCCTTAAAGTGACCAACGTGTGCAGATGCTGTCGGATATTCTTTGATAACCAACCTGCCTTGCGTCTTCTTATTGAGTACATCAATCTTGTTCCTAAACTGTGTCTTAGTAAACATTGGATCTTCCAATGTCTGAATAGTCACATCTAGGAGGTTTGCATCAATACGTTCAGCAATTTTCTCCTCTGCCATCTCCAGTGTAATGTATAGCACATTACGTCCGTTAAGCAGACAGGCGCTAGCCATATGACACATGAAAAGAGACTTACCAACACCTGTCCCAGCAAGAGCGACATTAAGAGTCTTGTTAGGAAGACCACCTTTCGTAATCTTGTTAAAGTATTCGAGATCAAAGGGAATCTTGTCTTCTTTCTTGTGGTAGAAGTCATAGCGATCATCAGCATCTAAGAGGTAATCATGACCAACGGTATCATCAAAACAAGTACCAAGTGCTTCCGACATGATATGTGGAATAGCATCTTTAGTACGAGTCTTGTCTTGTCCATCAGCGATCTTGATAGACTCCATTAGTGCCAGATAGATGGCACGTTCTTTACACCACTTCTCTGTAGTGTTGATCAACCACTCGTCATTGTATTGTTGATGATCTATCTTTGTATCAAGGAAGTCTTCGATCTCTTTCAGAATCTCTTCGCTCAAATCACGACGCTTCTCTGCCTCAATCTTGAGAGCAGTTGGTTCGGGAATAGCATTGTATGCTTGCACATACTCATTGATCAGACCGAACAGAATTCGGTTGGTCAACATATCAAAATATTCATCCTTAAGGAATGGAAGAACATTCCTACAATATGACTCATCAAGGATGAGTTTGCTCAAGGCAATTTCTTCGATCTTTTGCATTAAATGTAGTGTAAATAGGTTCCGAGTAGGTACTTATCATTGGAGATAGGAGGTTTCCCTGCATGGGGATACATCCATGTTGGTGGGAAGATCAAAAGTCTCCCTTCCTTTGCCTTCACATTATAGTCTAGATCGGTGAAATATGTTTCACCACCCTCATCGACAGTATTGAGATAGAAGAACAAGGAAAGAAATCTTTTAGCACTTGCATGATCACCAACATCAACATGGGTGTCGAACATATCGCCTTTAGTGTGAT